GGATGCTCATCTTACGACCAGCAGTTCCTTCAAGAGCAGCAGTAGCAGCAGGCTTACCAGCAGGATCAGTACCAGTACCGGAGTAGCTAGTAGCGATCTTGAATGGGCTTAGAGCCTCTTCACCAGCTGTTACGTTATCGTTAGTTTCTGAATAACGAACACGTAGAGTGTGGATTTGTCCAACTGGACCAGTCATTGGCTGTACGCCAACGAGTTCATTAGCGATGACCGTAGGCATCACACGTCTGATCACTGGAAGGATCACACGATTTAGGGTTGCAACGTTACCGGCAGAAGTAGCACCAGCAGTGGCACTCTCCGACAAATACTTGCGGGTATTTTCAAGAGTTGCGGCCATTACTGAACGACGAGTTCCTTGTAGGCCTTCTAGAAGTGCCTCTTTGGTTTCCTGCCAGCGTGACTCGAGTAGTTCTGACATATTAGTTCTCCTTAAACTTTAAGTCCCGCGAGCTTGCGGATATGTATAATATCGGCGGTATTTTCCTGACCGCTGATTTGAGTAGCCTCTTTATTGCCTGTTACTTCCTTGCCTTCTGTAAGTGCCTTCTTTTTAGGAGCCTCGCCGGCCATAACGGCTGGGAGATATTTGTCAAATGCCGTATTCAACTTTTCAGTCTGTACAGACTCAAGAAGTTGACTCATAACTGTTTTCTTATCTCCAGTTAACGGATTTAACAATTCGCTCATGATCTTTTCACGCTTGGCTATGTCTTGTATGACACGGATTTCGCGATCCTTAGATTCTACGATCTGTTCTTTCTCTTGAATAGCTTTTGAGGCTTCTTCAAGTTGTGCTTCCTTCTGTTGAACTACTTTTAATAGTTTAGCAGTTTCGCTTTTCTCATTGAGATAGCTGGAAGCGTATTCGCTTGCGAAAGATTCAAAAATTCTGCGACCAAAATCATTCTTACGTGCAGCTTCGATATCTTCTTTGAGCTGTGTCATTTCTGCTGTTAGCTTAGTGATAACAACATTTTCGACGAGCTTAGAAGCCTTAGCGACAAATTCTGATTTTACAGCAGCGAATTTTTCTTTGCTCTCACGTACAAGTTTAACCTTAGTGTCTACTAGGTCTTTCTTATCAGTGTGGAACTCAGCGATTTCTTTAGCTAGGGCGTTTACGATGAAACTTTCTAGTTTAGAAACATTCTCTGCTACAGATTTACGATCTTCGTGTAGTTCTTTTAGTTCTGCAGCCAGTTGACGTAGAACAAATTCCTTCATTTTCTCGGAATCGTCTTTCATCTTCTTAGCGTATTTGGTTTTAGCTTCAATAAGTTGATTGCGATCTTCGGCAAGCTCAGCTAGCTCAGCTTGTAGGCGATCACCAACCATTTTATCAACAGCCTCGACCATTGCAGTTTTATCGTGTTCGTATTTTTGTGCGAACTCTTCACGAAGCTCTGCTGTCATTTGATCACGGGTTTCTTGAATTTTGCTTGACCAAGCGGATTCAATTTCCGATTTGATTTGTTCGGAAATCACATTGTTTTCAAATAATTGCTTAACGATGTCTAGCATGTGATTCTCCTACTGGTTATTTGAGGCCCTTGATGATTCTCATCAAGCCCTCTGCTATGTATTGCTGTGCCTTTGGATCGCCTTGTACTTCCCTTGCTATATTTAATGCCTTGTTTCCACCTAATGTATTCATTAAATGTTCATAAACTGGTGTTGGATAAGCACCAGGTGCTGAAGGTTGAGCAACAACGTCAACGGTAATAATTTCAAAACCTTTGACTTTGCCATCCCCATCAACATCGCCGGAACCCCTACTAGATACGCCTAGTTTAACTCCAGACTCTAACATGGTTTGAATTAATTGTCCCATAGGAGTCGGAAGTAATTTTAATTTGCCATAACCGTTTGGACCGTCCATCCACATTTTTGTAATCATGTGGCTGACGCGGTCTAGGTTGATACGTAAGTCTTCGGGGTGGTCAACTTCTCCGAGAACTGAATATCCGCCAGCGATTTGATCATTGACAGTTTTGACAGCCCTAGCGATTTCAGAGGAGGGGTAAACTCTCTGATTCTGGTTTCTAATATCGCCTTGGATACAGATACCATTCAGATGTAGAGTTTTACCGCCCTTATCATCTTCGGTACTTTCAAGGACCAACTGCGCTTGGTCGAAGCTCAGATTTTCTCTAAGATAGTTTTTCACATTAGTTCCGATTATCTGCTACCACGGATGATTGATGTAGCATCTACACCACTTTCTGCGGTACCTTTCTTCTCAGCCCCATGACCTTTGCCGTCCTTGCTATAGAACGATTTGGTGTTGGTGCCTCCAACTACGTTAACATTGCCGGTGCTCATATCTTGTGGTTTCTGCTTTGTTAGACCAGTACCTTTGATAGTACCGCCTGCTCCTGCGAAAGCAACGCTGTCTTCTTTGCTAGAAAGAATATTAGCAGTTGTACCACCCATATCATTTTTTCCGGCTACGGTTGATTTTGTATTGTCAGCTTTTTCGCCTGCGCCTTTCTTTTCAGCGCCATGACCTGCTGAAACTTTTTCAACATATTCGCGAACTGTTTCTAGATCGCTTAGATCATCTTTCA